TTCAGGGCCTATGGTAGACTCCTCCAAAACGAAGGGGATTCGGTGTTCCTATTTGATTTGAGTGAACCCGAGATTTTTATCCAGTCCTATCTCATGACGGGGACAGATTCTCCCATCAGCGGCGATGGTGAGCTTTCTCCTCTTTCCGTATCAGGAAAGCGTATTCGGGCAGTTCCTAAGAAACTGGCAGACAGGTTTGGTAGTGACTTCTATTCTCACAGACTTACCTCATCTTCACCGGAATTACAAAGTGAAGATGCATGGAAGCTTTGGCTGGAAGGCCAACTCTTTGAAACCGGTGAGAAGCTTCGAGTCACCAAGTTTGATGAAATGCAGCGATTCATAGCCGAGCAATTAGCCCCCATAAAGCAGAAGGAAGAGGTGGATTTTAATGCCTGAAAAAAACGATATCCCAACCTTTCGGAATCTTGATGGAGTGTACTACCGCGTGGTTCGTGATGGTATACATGTCAACAGATGCTTTTCTGATTTGTCCGAAGCCGAGCAAGATGAGATCATGGCAGAGTATAACGCGGAACAACTCAGACGGCTTTGTCGCTATCTCAGCATGAGCCTACGCCAGATTGGAGATGCGCTGGATCTTGTCAGAGACGAATGAAAGGAGATCAGAATGGAAGTAGAGAATCAGGTTTCTTTCATCTCACCGATGCTGCAGAATACTCAATTCGGCAATGTCGATGATGAAACTACCATTACCTTTAAGGAGGATGCGGACACGCCAATGACAATCGACGCATCGGCACCAGGCGATGTGATCGAACTTAGTGACGACTTCGATTTTGATGGGTATCAGGTGGTTCGTAGGGAGTTCTTCGCTCATACTTTCGAGCCGTCTATCACCTTCAACAATTACAAAGTTTATGTCAATACTGCTTGCTTGAACAAGTTTCCCCATGCAGACTGTGTCCAACTCTTGATCAATCGAGAGTCGCACATTCTTGCGCTACGCCCTTGCGCCGAGTCAGAGCGAGACGCATTCGCGTGGTGCAACACATCTGGTGGGAAGAGGAGGCCCCGTCAGGTGACGGGTAAGTTCTTCTTTGCAAAGCTCTTTGAGCTGATGGACTGGAATATTGATTACAGGTACAAGCTGATTGGCAAGGTCATCCATGCTAATGATGAGTATCTGATTGTATTCGACTTGAACGCCTCCGAGATTTATCAGCGTATTGCAAAAGACGGAGGCAAGCCCAAGACTGCGCGTACACCTGTATTCCCAGCCGGTTGGAAGGATCAGTTCGGTTTGCCCTATCGTGAACACCAGAAATCTCTGCAGATCAATATCTTTGACGGATACGCGATTTATGGAATCAAGGATAGCTCTGTATCCTCCACGGCATCCGTGGAAAATGTCACATCAGTCCATACCGCATATCAACCAGAGGTACCTGTGCAGGAGGGGAGTGTAAATGGGTAGTACGGATAACAGCGCGATCATGACCATTGACTTAAAGTGGAATCGCTTTCGCATACATAAGTCCACCCTGAACAAAATGGGGAATCCGCAATATGTTCAATTTCTGGTCAATCCAGAAGAAATGTTCATTGCTGTACTTGGCTCAGATCGGCCCCTCGCTGGTGGCACCTCCAACCGAGTGAAGTTGGTTCAAACATCACGCCATTATTCTATTGAGTTCTACAGTAATACACTCCTGTGTGCTTTGGTCAACATGATTGGTACTCTCGACTTCCAATACAGTTATCGTATGAGCGGAGAGGTGGATGTTGCAAACAGAGTAGCCTATTTCTCCATGAAAACCTTAAAGAAAAATGAGAGGAGACCTCCCAGCGATGGATAAAGGATTTGCGGTGTTGGAGATCGACCCGGAATTTAAGACGCTCATTCGACCTTTACGGAAAGATGAGTATCTTCAACTCGAAGTAAATCTTGCAGTAGACGGTTGCAGAGAGCCGATCATCACATGGAATAACATCATTGTTGATGGTCATAACCGTTACGAGATATGCAATCGACTTCACATTCCCTATGCTATACGAGAGATGCCATTTGAGAACCGAGAGCAAGCGATTGTCTGGATCTGCAGCAATCAGCTCGGCCGCCGAAATATCACGGAGGAAACCAGACGATATCTCATTGGAAAGCAGTATGAACTTGAGAAAGTAGCGCGTAAGCATCCGCCCAACATCAATGGGTTCAACCAGTATAAGCGGAGAAACAAGGGTGAGCGAGGCGATACTTTTCGGCGCACAGCCCAGAAGTTCAGCGCTCAATACAATGTATCTACTGGATCTGTGCAGAAGTATGCGATCTTCAGTAAGGCATTAGACGTTGTTGGACAGGCAGACCCCGAACTTCCTGGCAAAGTGCTTTCTGGCACTTTCAAAATATCTCACGAGAACCTTGTGGCCCTTTCGAAAATGCCGCCGGAAGAGATCAGGCGAATTGGGTCAAAACCTGAGGACCTGCAACACCCCTTCACCAGTTATAGTGATACGCGAAAAGAATTTGCTGATACAGACGAGGAGCCAGTCGAACCTATGCAGGAGACTTTACCACTTATCAAAATTACACCTATGCACGATCCAGATGCTGAAATCGCCGGTTTGACTCTTACAGTTCCGTCGTGGGTCAGTTCCATTGAAAGAGCCAGAAACAATGCGGACATGAATGCTGCATCCACGGGCGCAAAAAGCAGACTCGAGGAAGCACTGCTATCACTACAGGAGAAGGTGTCCGAGATGCTCTCAGATATCAGGGAGGTAGACTAATGCAAGACTTCAGCAGATTTGTTCCGAATGTCCACTTCGAGCAGATCCCGATCAAAAATCTCGTATCTAATCAGGAATACCAGCGGCCATTGTCTCAGGCTCAGGTTGAAAAAGCCATCGAGGATTTCGACCTGAACCAAATCAACCCGGTAAAGGTGAGCCGCCGTGATGGTGTCAACTATGTCTTTAATGGTCAGCACACCATAGAGATCGTTGCTACTGTATCCGGTTCGCGGGAGACTCCTGTTTGGTGCATGATTTATGACAGCTTAGATTACAAGAACGAAGCGGACATTTTTGCAAATCAGATGAAGCATGTGCGGCCGCTGAAGCCTTACGAGATATTCATGGCAAATATCGAAGCGGGAAATGAACAGCAGCTCGTTATTAAGCGGCTGGTAGAATCCTATTCTCTTTCTATCGGGCCGACCAAAGCATATGGCATGATCTGTGCGGTTGCTACGCTGGAGCGGATCTACACCAAATATGGTTACCATGTGCTTGACCGAACTTTGCGGCTCTGCGTTGGTACATGGGAGGGAGATATCGACTCTCTCGGTGCAAATGTATTGGCTGGCGTTGCAAAGATGGTCGTGGCATTTGGCGATCAGCTTCGTGATGAAACCTTTAAGGAAAAGGTCGGCTTCATGTCTGTTCGTCAGCTTTCTCGTATTGCTAAAGAGCGCGGTGCAGGCTCTCTCGGCTATGCCGAAGCTATGCTTGTTGCATATAACCGAAAATGCAAGTACACCTTGCGAATGACGAAGCTGCATTCTGGGAAGGTTGCGGTAGAAGATGATTTCGTAGAGGAAAATGAAGAACCGCTTGCAGATGATCCTGTCCTTGAGGAATAGCACGCGCGGAATGCTCTTTGGCTTGTGACTGGCAAAAAAAGATCCCCCTTGCTCGAAGGGAGATCCGATGGTGAATCAAGCTATGTTATTCAAGAGCCAGCGAAAAGGCCGGCCGCATATATTCCTGTGCGCTCCGGCTTAATCCGCATTCTGCTGCCAGATGATTCCAGTTATTTCGGACGGTTTTCAGGACATCCGCCGCCATAGCAGTTGCGTCCTTGGTGCTGATCTCACAATACGGTGCGATCTCCAGCGCAAGGTCGAGGGAGATCGTCGCATCGTCCTCGTTTACGCAGAGGGACAGTTCGTCACCTTCCGGAACGGGGTTTACATCGTACAAGGGTGAGAGGTGCCAACCATCTCCCTTGAGGATAAAGCCGTGGTTTCTCATGTGGTCATCCGTATTGGAAACAGCCATATTGAACACGATCCGCTTCCATAGCTCTGTCAAATCTCTCTTGGGAGCAGCGCCGTTGGCTTTGATAAAGGATACCAGTTCAAGATAACTGGAGCCGTCCGCTGCCGATGCCCCATCCGTTTTTCCGAGCATTGTCATGGCGGACGCGAAATGAATCCGCGCAGCACCATTCCGGTCAAACCGTCGTACAAGGAAGGTGCTTCCGTACTTGGAGAAGTCGATCAGCATGGACTCGGGAACATCCAAGCCGCAAAGTCTTGCAAGGTCATGGGTGACCTTTTCCCATGCGCCAACATTGACATCGTCGTGCTTGGACGGAAACTTGGCGATCCACAGATTTCCGCTTGTGTCCAGAACGGTAGCCTTCGGACGAGCGCCACCCAGCGAGGAGCCGGGCTTGATAAGCTGATTGATCCATTTCTGCTCGAGACCGGACTCATCGTTTTCGAATTGGCGGGAAGCCTCCTCCAGCGTTCGCAGGCTGGTCCAGGGGGGTGTCGGGGTTTCTGAATCATCCGAAAGGAACGGCCCGTCTTTGTCCAGCTTAAAGCGGATCGCGCCCATCCGCGTCTCGTCATAGACGCCCAGCAGGAAGTCGCTGTCTAAGAGCTTTCGAGGCTTTCGTCCTTCCTGCTCCGCCAGGATTCTTTCTCTGCGCGTCATCAGCAGGCGACCCCAGCGGTCGGGGGAGGAGTCGGCGAAAAGGCCGAACACATTTTTTGCACCGGTGGGATACTGCCGACCGGCATACAGCTGAAGATCCGGGTCGAGATACATGTAGTTTGCGCTGCTTTTTAACCAGTCAGCATCATACTCAAATGAGTAGCTCTCCCTGCCACGGACATTCTCCACGAAGAGCGTCCCCAGGAAGTTTGGCTCTGTAGATTGGAAGCTCTCATAGACATAAATTGTTTTTTGGTTTGATGCCACGGTCAATCACCTCCGTTTCGTGGTGCTCTCTTGCGCGTGGTAAGTTCAAGGTCTTGGAGTTTACGCCCCAGCTCATCATCCTTTGCAACGAGCAGAAGGTCTTTATCCATATTGTTCAGCGCGTGCAGAACTGCGGCATAGATCCCAATCGCGACAGAGGGGTTTCCCTTTTCAACATTCCACACTGTGGCTCGGCTCACACCAGCTCTTTCCGCGACCAATTCGGCAGACAGATGCCGCCGTAATCTGGCAAGTTTGATCTGTTCTCCCAGCTGTTCTAAAATCGCCTGCGTCTGCGGCAGCACAGCAACACTCTTTCGTCCCATTCTGCACACCACCTCCACATCATCTTTGTGCTTGTTATTATAGACGATACATCTATAATTGTCAATAAATAAAGACATTAAAAGGGGCGCGCCTGCGATGATCCCATACTTCATTGTGTGCTGACCATCTTACCGATATGCATCCGGCCTTATGCCCGATTGGGGGGGGGAATTCTATGGAAGTAATCATTCATTTGCCGCGCTCAAAGGAATGTCAGGAGGAACTTGGCAAGTGCGTTGCAACTGTCTATGCACAGTTGATTTTTAATTACATCTCAAGGTTGGAATGTTCACCAGAGCAAAAGGTCGCCCTTCTCGATGCGATTCAGAAGAACATCCACGATGAAATAGAGAAAGAGGGATGATCCCTCAATCTCCTACGCTTAGACGGATTCTTCGACAAGGTAACCGCCACCGAAGATGATTTTCAGCTTGCCGCCGGGATAGACCTTAATGCATTCTACCATCTGGCGGACGATGGAGTCGTCGTACTCCATGCATTTGCTTTCTCTTTCTGAGATGATGGCTTGGATCTGCTCGAGGCGGCTCTGTTCGCCGTTATCCTTGGCGGTGCTTTCCTGAATGGCTGCTATACGCTGCTTGAGGAGTTCTGCTTCCTGTGACAGTGTCATGAACTCGCTTTCGTGGGCCTCGATGCCATCGCCGGAACTGACACTCTCATTGACAAGGGTCAGCATCTTATTGTTTAAGGCTTCGATCTTTCGCTCCAACATATCTACTTCTTCCGGATCTCCATTAAGGCCGAGGGCTTCGCTGATGGTTGCTCTCATGAGTGCCTTATAGGTGGCGTTATCCTGCTCGTTGAACTTGTTGACCGCTCGAACGATGGCTTCCTGCAGCTTGTCCTCCATAATGGTGGGGGAATCGCTGCAGTATTTCTTGCCGTAGTCCAGTCGGCTGATACAGCGCCACACGATGCGCTTGGTACCATTTCTTGACCATGTCACACGGCGATAGCGGGTACCGCAGTTGCCGCAGATGAGCACATCTGTCAGGGCGTAGCGAGAATACTTTCCGGTGGATGTGATAGAACTCTTTGCAGAGCCTGGCGTTTTCGTTTTTCGCCTGGCCAGCTCTTCCTGAACCTTGTTGAAGGTCACTCTGTCGATGATGGCTGGATGGTTATTCTGAACATAGTACATTGGAGCTTCTCCGGTGTTCTTCTTCCGCTTCTTTTCGATGCAGTCAACGGTGACGGATTTTTGCAGGATCGCATCTCCGCAGTATCGCTCGTTGGAGAGCATATTCATGATCATGCCTTTGCTAAAGCTGATGGTTTTGCTGGGAATATCATAGTTCTCAGCCTGCATCATCTTGGAGATTTTGTCCACGGTTTCCCCAGCCAGGTAGAGGTTAAAGATGCGTTCCACGATAGCCGCTTCGCTCGGTACGATCTCCGGCTCGCCGTCAGCGCCCTTTTTATAGCCGAGGAACCGCTTGTACATGAACACTGGGGTCCCTTCCTCGAACTTCTTGCGGACGCTCCATGTGATATTCTTGCTGATGCTCTCGGACTCGGACTGTGCGAAGCCAGCATAGATGACCAGATACAGCTCGCTGTCTGTCTTGAGTGTATCGATCTGCTGCTCTTCGAAGTAGACGCCGATGCCTTTGGACTTGAGCATTCGGACATAGTCGAGGCAATCTACCGTATTTCTCGCAAAGCGGGATACTGATTTGGTGATGATGTAATCGATTTTTCCAGCCAAACAGTCGTTGATCATTTTGTTGAACTCAGGCCGCTTGTCGGCTCTTGTGCCGGATTTGCCTTCGTCAGCGAACAGGCCTGCGAAGCACCAGTCTTTACGGCTGGCGATCATCTCGGTGTACACCTTCTTTTGGTTGGCATAGGAGACGAGCTGTTCTTCGCTATCTGTCGAGACTCGGCAGTATGCCGCCACTCTCTTTTGCCTGTATTTTTCTTTGTCTACCGTCATGGAGCGTTTCGGCTCTATGACAGTGACAATTTTCTTAGGAACTTTCGTTACTTCCATCGTCCAGCGTGACCTCCGTTTCTGTCTTAGTATGAAGTACCACTCTGCCTTGTTCGCCGAGCGTGATGTATGAGGCGAGGGCGGTAAAGTAATCTCGATTGAATCCATCCTGCGTGACCATCGTATGTGCCAGCTTCCTTGCGAGTGATACTGTGAGGTTCAACTTGGCGTTGCTTTGCTCGTACATGAGCGCTGCCATCTCGATGGTCTTTTCGATGATGTAATCCTCATTTGGAGCGTCACGCTCCAGCTCCAGAGCGATATCGTTTCCTACCTTGGTGACCTTCGCGTCCGGCTCATACCGTTTCTTGGGCTTCGGCTGGAGCAGATGGTCATTGAGGATAATCCGATTGATGAGGACTATAATGGTTTCGACGAGCTGGGCATCGCTGATGTGGACTCTGATGCCACATTCGTCGTTGGTACAGTTCCAGCTTTCTCGAATGCGATGCTTCGCGTTGACACGACGCTTCATCGGCTGACCGCAGTTATCGCACCGAACGAAGTCGCGGAGCAGGCCGATAGCATCATTTTCTTTTTCGCAGGCTTTGCACTGCCGAGCTGTTTTCAGGCTGACTGCCGCTTCATACATATCTTCGTCTATGATGGGATCATACTCTTCAGTTCCTGTATATCCGGCGTTATCGATGATTCTTGCAATACGGGCTTTGTCCCATATGGCAGTCTTTTGCGTATAGGGGATCTGGCGGTCGGTCAACTCGTCCGCAATTGCCTTCAAGGAAGCTCCGTTCAGATACGAATTGAAAATCTCTCTGATAACTTCAGCTTCTTCTCCTGAGATGACTGTTCTGCCATTGCGCATTGTGTATCCATATGGGATATACCGCGTCTTTTTCATGACTGCCTCCTATATGCGTTCCTTGAATCGAAGTCCGCCAAGGAATTCTACGGACATTTCATCCTTTTTATTGATTTGGATGGACTTCACGATTTCCAGGAAGAGTTTCTCATCGAATGTCTCAAGGGGTTCTTCCAGTTCGAAGATGAGCATTTTTAATTTCTTGACTTCCTCGAGCATGGAGGCAGCCTTTGAATTAAACTTTTCCTGTCTGACATCCTTGAGCCTTGCCAGCTCTGCACCGATCTCATTGGCTTGTGCCTGATAAACTTCAGGGGCGAGGTATCCCTTGGATCGGAGCTGTTCGAGCATGAGCAGTTTCGCATTCAACTCAGCGATGCTCTTGCTTAAATCGCGCGCTGCCAGATTGTTTCGCTTTATAGCTGCCAGCGTCATCTCTAGCCGGCTGATGACTTGGCCGAGGATGTTATCTTCAGAGAACCGCAGCTTGTTCACCATGGTGATAAAGCCGTCATAGATCCGTTCTTCGCTATAATAGTGAGAATCGCAAGCTGTGCTGTCATCTTTGTGAAGGGCGCATACCCACTTCACAGTACCCGATACGCTCCTTCGCCGATAGAAAGAGCCGCACTCAGAGCACTGAATGTGGCTTGTAAGCGGATAGATATTTTGGGTAGTTGTTCTGGAGAAAGTCTCCTTGCGCTTTTGGATAAGCTGCTGAACAGCATTGAACACATCCGTGTCAATGATACCGGGATGTGTCCCTTTGGCGTAGAAGCGATCTTCCTGTCCACGGTTGATATGCTGGTTGAATGGGACCGTTGTTTCACGGTAAGTTTTTTGATAGAAACTATCGCCGATATACCGTTCATTTTTCAGCATATAGGCTATTCGGTACGGATGCCAGCTCTCCTTGCCGGCCTTGGTGGGAATATTGCGACTCTTCAATTCTCTGCCAATCTCACTGATGGAGAAACCCCGCAAATACAGGTCAAAAACGTCCCGCACAACAGCAGCTTCCGGCTCGTACACAGCCAATGCCTTGTCGACCAACCGGTATCCGTAAGGGGCGTTGCTGTCCACATACTCGCCAAGTTCCATGCGTTTGACGATTGAGAGACGCTGATTCATAGAGATGGACTGCGATTCCTCCTGCGCCAGAGCAGAGAAGGTATTAAGAAGCATCTCGTCGCCCATAGAGAGCGTCGAGATGCCTTCCTTTTCAAACTGTACGCCCACACCCAGCAATTTGAGCTTTCTTACATAGGCCAGAGCGTCTTTTGTGTTTCGTGCGAAGCGAGAGATGGACTTCGTGATGATCAGGTCAATTTGTTTGAGCTCACACATGCGGATCATCCGCTGAAATTCATCACGGGTTTCACTTTTCATTCCGGTAAGCCCTTCATCGGCGAAGATGTCCACCAGTTCCCAATCGTCGCGTGCTCCGATATATTTTTTGTATGCTCGGATCTGTGCGGCATAGGAGTTGAGCTGATCAGCGGAGTTGGAAGACACTCGGCAGTAAGCTGCAACCTGCATCTTCTTCGTGCTCTGTCTTGTGATCGGGGTGATGAGCCGTACTTCAGGCATTTCGGTGTCCTCCTCTCTCGTTTTTTGGTTGGTATCATAATATGATACCAACCACTTTTGGCAAACCACATTATACTGATAACTATTCTGAATAGCTACCAAAACAATTGGAACAGCGCAGAATTGACCTTATGCACAATTTTCAGCGGGCTAATACGATATCTGCACCGGTAAGCTTCATATAATACTTTTTCGCCCTGGCATATTCCTTTTCTGTGATCAACTCCTGCGCAAGGAGATCCTTCAGCATATCAGCAATAAAAAGGAAATTGGCGTTTTTGGTGTTCTTGTTTGACAGCATGGTGTTACCTCCTTGATGTAGAATGTAATTATGCCGAAATTATTGGCACTTTTCAAAGTTGCAGATGATAGGAATCTAAGGACAAGTTTTGTCCTCACATTTCTATCATCAAAAAGGCGGGAGCCGTCCAGTGGTTGGAAGAATATCGCATTCCCGTGGTATGGCTCGGCTCCCGCCGTATTTGTGTTCTTACTTTCTAATGATCCTATTCGACACTACTCCCCGGATCGTGGGCGGCTAAACTGACCAGTGGCTGGCACCACCCTCCGGGAATCTCACCCCTCCGAGGATCTCTCCGAGCTGCCCCCATTGCTTGAGTCTGTGGCTGGACAGTGAGTACAGGTCAACGGTATCATCGCGAGACAGCTTGCCAAAGCTGCTTTGGGCTGGGTGGGTACCGCTCGGTCACCTTAGTAGGCCGTCTTTTATGCAGAGTTCTCCGCACAGGTGGGTCTTGGCGCACCCGCCGCATCGCTGCTCCCCTTTGTCGGGGGCCCGCTGACTGACGTTATCAGTCGCCGGATATTCAGTTTTCAACGTTCACAAGAAGAGATTTTTCTTCTCGCATGTATACGGGAGAAAACAGGTATCTTAACAACCCTCCTCGTCCAAATTATTTTTGATTTTTTTCAAAATGCGCTTCTTCCGCTCATGGATGGCCTGCTGAGACATCCCCAGCCTCTGAGCGCATTCCCTTTCGGTGTGGTTCTTGAAGTAAAGTTCATAGATCAGCTCGTAGTCTTTCGGAGGAAGCAGCTCCAGAACATTATGCAAGGACTGGAATACCATCTCCTCAATGGCTTGATTTTCGGGCGTATTGTCATAATCTATAAACTCGTGGAACCGCTCGTATCCATCATTTTCTCCGCCAATCAGCGAACTCATCTGCGTCTCATGCTTAAAAAAGCGTTCCGTGCTATCTTCGATATTCCATTTCGTTCGCCTGTAAGTCTGAAATACTTCCTTAGTTACTTGGATGAGTTCGTATTGGCCGGTCATGGTATTGTAAACATTGAGAACATAAACTTTTTCGGACATTTTTGATCTCCTTTTGATTTTTTGAATTTGGAAAGGTTCAAAAAATCGGAGATCAAGGATATTGAGCGATATAGGGTTCCCAAAGGCTGGTCAGCATTGTTACCTCCATTAGGGGGCAACAGCACAAAAAAGCCGGGCATCAAGAAGATAGGTACACTTTGCAGTAACCTTTTCTTCTCAATGCCCGGCAATTTGGTGTCTCATAGACTTACTAATCTAAGGACCCGTGGCTCGGTGCAATCAGCTTTCTTATTCTGTTGTCGTTTACTCTTATGTGTAAGTATGGCAGGATGCTCGGTAGTAGGTAGCTCTCCTGCGGATTGGGGTACGATAACTCAGGTCTATCTCAACAATCTTTCGACAGTTGGGACACTTCAACTCAATGATGCCCGAAGTGGGAGTCACTTTATCAAAAATACGCCAGTTGCATTTCGGGCAACGCTTTACAACTTTGATTTCATACGAGTTAGGTTTCATAGTATACGGTCCTCCTCATCCATGTCGACTCGAACCAAACTATAGGGGTCGGAAAGATCATTTCTTTTCAGAAGTCCAAGCTGCGTCATTCGAATGGACAACGCTGTTTTAGATGCACCCATAAATGATGCCATCGCTTCGAACTTCTTGTAATCGGCAGGGGCAAATACTCGGTTTAGAAGACGCATCTGGGTTCCAAGACCGAATCTCTCCATGCTTCGAACTACACATTCGGCTGGAAGTAAAATCATGGCAGCCAATGTTTCAACTTGCCATTCCTCCCAATCTCCATTTCCTCTGTTGCTTCTGTAACAACAGTGAACGGAACGCCCGCTTGCTTGGGCTCCGTAGTCGTGCGGAAACAGCATTTTCAGAATATGGTGACAGCTCTCGTGGGAAACGGTATAGTTCCTTCGGCCTATATTGGCACCCTCTTTCATAAGATCACTTTCAATCAAAATGGTTTTTCCATCAAGCATATAATACTGTTCTTCCGTGGAGCTTGGATCTTCTGGGAATACCTCGACGCCTATATCGCAAGAAGATGTCAGGCCGATTTTTTCGCCGTTCAGAGATAACCGGGCATAATCGATACGAAGGCCCAGAAGCTCTTGACAGAGATAGTCGATATCTACTCGTTCCAGCGCTTGACCAGATATAGCCGGAAGTCTTTTATATGCTGCGATGACTCTCCCGCCG